CCTCGGGCCATACGTTCTGCATGCAATAATTGTGCATCAGACATAGCTACTTTCGTTCTTTGTCTATTGGAATAAATCTTGGCTCCAGCTTTTAGAGCCATTCCGGCTAGATTAAACCACATATTAGCACCACTTAACTTTAGACTTTTTAGAGGCTAACATTCTTCTTTGACCGCCAACTTTGTTTTCAACGGGACCTCTAGGAATCTGAATTTCTTTTCCACCTTTTTGATAACCGTCTTTATTGGTGTCTAAAGAAATATTTCCTTTGTAAAAAGGTTCTTTATCTGTTTTTGCCATAGTTTTCTCCTTATATATTACTATACTATCTTCTAGGACCTTTCAAGGTCCTTACATCGCTACGTTTCATGAGATCGGAAGTTCTTTTAGCCGCATTAGCCATTCTTTGCTTCTCTAAAGACGTATCGGCTCTTAATTCCGCCAATTCTTCGTTTTGTTCAAGTTTATCATCAACAATATCTCTATTTTGAACTAATTTAGCTTTATCAATGTTAATTCTTGCTCCCATTTCCTCTTTTTTACGTTCATTTTCCATTGCCTTCAAATCAACCTCTCTAGATTTAATTTTTAGTAAAGGATCATGGTCAAATTGAGATGTAATTTTCTTTTCTTCTGACATGAATTCTTCCATCATTTCAGAGATCAAAACTGCTTTTCTTGCTTCCAGTTTCATCACAATTTGTTGTAATTGTTGTTGTGCTTGTGGATTTTGCATCGCTTGTTGCTGTAATTGTTGCAACATCGCTGTTTCTTGCTGAAATTCAATGTCCACTTGTTCTTGCGCCATCAAACCAATGTGTTCTAAAATATTTTTCTCTAAAGCACCCATCACCATGGGGTTGTTTCGAACTAAATTAGTCGCCATGAAGTAAAGATGCGATGTAATATGCGATCGATGATCTTGACCACGATAAGCTTGGAAAGGTTTCGACGCCATAGCATCAATATTTTCCAAAGCTGGATTTTTTGGTGCTGGCGGAGGGGGTGGAGGCAAAATTCTATCAATATCTTTGATTCCTAGAGCCTCATACATCTTACGATATGACTGATAAAGGTTGTGCATCTGTGGATTAGACATAGCAAGTTGTAATTCAGTCTGTGCAATTGTAATTCTTTGTGTTTGAGAGAAAATATTCGGGTCTGAAATCGGTAAAACATCAATTCTTTGATCAAAATCTTGTGCTTTAACTTCTCGTGAGCCTCCAACGACGTCATAAGGGTAAACAGGAGGTAAATATTGTGCAAAAACTTTAGAAAGCAACTCAAATTCTCTTTTTAGGGCTGCATACAGTCTTTTGTGAATGGCACTCATCACTCTGGAACCTCTTTCGAGTAAAGCTACTGTTGTACCAACAGCGGCTTGCTGATTTCCATCGCCCACTTGCATATCCGCGATCGAAGCAAATCGTTGACCTGCTTGAACCACAATTCCCATCAATTGTAAGAGGGTTTGAGACGGTTCTTTATAAGGTAAAAATTGAAAAGCATCTTTTAAATTGCCACCGGGAGCATCAACGTCTCTAAATTCTCCAGGTTGAATTGGAGCTGCGTCATCTCGGACTCTAACTCCTCTAACTTTAAAACCTGCCGGTAAATTGGAAAGGGTCCCTGCGTCCAGTAATTGACGGAGAGCGACCGTTGCGGTTCTGCTCAATCCGCCAATCATGTGAATCAATCCAAAACCATAAAACCCTAGTCCAGGCAGAAATTTGAAATGGACAAAATATTGGATTTTCTTTTTGGTTGGATCGTTGGGCGCAAAGTTCCTTCTGATTGATAACACTGTTCGAGTACCCTCGTCGATAGTGACTACATAAGGAAGCTTGATTCCAGTTGGAATACCATTTTGAGGATTCATGTCTTCGAATCCTTCTAAATCTAAATTAACGTGACATTCTAAAAGGGTATAAACATCTTCTTGACGGCCGACTTTTGTCGTACCCGCCAATGATTTTTGTTTTTCTTCAACGCGATCGCTAACGATAGGAGGTTTGGTTAATTCCACATCTCGATAAAATCCGGATACTTGTTGTTTTCTTAATTCGTTTTCTGACATCTTAACCAAGTGAATAATGGCTTCCGTGTCATCGAGAGACGTTGCCGAATAAGGAACGACTAGGTCGTCCGCTTGAACAAATTTGGAAACGGCTCTTTGAAGTAATGAATCATAATAAATTTTTTTAAAGGTAGATCCGGCTAATGGTAAATGAAATAACATCTGATCAAATTCAGCTTCGTATTCTTTCAGCTCGAACATGATCTGATAATTCATGAAATCTTTAACACGTTGTGATTGCTGTTCACGTTGAGGATCGCTACGACCAATCACTTGTGTTCTCACCGGCCCATCGGCTGGTAATAGTTCTTTGTAAGCTTGTGCTTGAAACTGAGTAACCGCTTCGGCTAACACAGGGTGGGTTGCTCCACTCGCGCCTTGAAACGGTTCGGTTTTAAGCGTACTTTTAAATCCTAAGAGATCGAGTCCCTTAATATAAGTTTGTTCCCATTCTTTTCTTGAATTTTTATAATCGGTATAATTGGCATGCATTTCTGAACCGAGTTTAGAAAGAATGCTGTTTTCTAAAGATTCAGCCAGGTTGGAAAAATGTCCATCGGGTTGTTTTCCATTCAACGCGGATCGTGGATCAAAATTAATTTCTACTCCACCATCGGGTAATTCTGTTTGTTCAATATCCGTGGTCACTTGATCTTCGACCAAGTTTACTTCGGTGTCCTCGCCAGTCACATCGGGCGTAGGTATTTCTGTGGGTTGTTTGACGACATTAGGTAATGTCTTATCGATTTCTGCCATTATCCAATTCTATGTTTTACTATATCATCTCCCGTGAGATAAGTCAATCCATGTGGTGTTGGACCTCGCTCTGGGGGTATTGTTGTTGTTAATTTAGGTGCGCTTTTAGGCTGCCATGCTTTTCCACCTTTAGCAAATTTCCATTTTTTCTGAAAGCTCCACTGAGGATCAGATCCTTCTTGTTTTCTCACTCCAATATTAAAAGAATCATCGGGGCTATTGTACGCAGCACCCATTATATCATCACCTCCTACGTTAACAGCATAACCTCCAGAAATACCATCGCCGCTAGACGTGTTATATCCTAGTGCAACATCATATTCTCTATTAGTACCATAAGGAAAATCTAAAGAAACATCACCACCTATAGGTATACCTGCTACACCACTTCCTGCCGTTCTTCTTAAAATTTCCTTTATGGCCTCATTAGGATTATTTGTTTCATAA